AGCGTTGATATTCTCGCTAATTTGACTGGTTAATTGCGTAGCTTGGGCATTTGCTTCTTCTACCGATTTGTTAGGATCAGCAGAAAGCAAGGCTATTGTAATCTTTGTTGCAGCATCCAGTTCGCTCTTGTACCGCTCTTGGCGCTCTTTTACCTGCAATTCTTGGTTAGCCAATGCCATCTCAAATTGTTGTTTCTGAGCTTCTAATTGCGACTCAGCCTGTAATTTCATTTGCTCAACTTGCATATCAAATTGCGCTTGTGTCTGAGCGTTTTGTGCATCAGCCTGTACCCGCAACTGTTCGGCTTGCGCTGTCGCTTGCATTTTCATCTGCTCAATCTGCTGTTGTCCTTGCAACTTTATCATCTCAGGGTCTGGGGGCGGTGGCGTGGGATTTGCCGCCATTTGCTGCTGTTGTTGTTTCATTTGTTCCATTGCTTGATCTATTGCACCCTCAATTGGCTCGGCTTTCTTATATGCACCTACGCCAAACTTGAGCAATTCCACAAGCATTGGCACTAACTGAGGTGCTTGCTGACCCATTGGGAGTGCTTGATTTAAGAACCCACCCATTGCTTGCAGGAACTCAACCCGATCACGCTTATTCTGTTGCTCGTCAATTTGCACCAGGCTATCGGAATCAACCTGAATCCGGAATGAACGCAAAGGCTTGTCTTTCAACAGCATTAACGCTTGCGGGATCAACGCTTGATCGGCAGGGTTCATTGCCTGGGCAGCTGCGTACTGGAGGATCGTAGACGGTTGGAACTTGGTGCAAATAACCTGTGCTTTTAGCTGAAATAGCTCACTCGCAAACAAGGCAACATCTTCCTGCATTGAACGCAACCGCAATCCTGCATACTGACCTTTAATCTGTTGTGCCGTGGCGGTTTCACTTGCTGCGCCTTGGCCTCGAACGATGTCGCTAATGCCTGTGATTTCATAAATGGTTTGCTTGATCTCATCTTGCGCCCGATAGCATTGCAGCAATGCGTTTGCTAACGTGTCAATCGGCAACAAATCAATTGACCCTTTCAGACCACCCTTTTCTGAGAACGCCATCCACTTATCTACAGGGATGAGGGTATTGTTATCACCTTCGGTCAAAAGACGCTGTAAGGTGGGTTGTGATGCGTCATAGACCCCACGCACCCGCAAGGCTTTCACCATCCCATCAATACGGTCTGTCAGAATGTCTAGCGCATTGGCTTGATCCTGATACAGCACGAAATCAGGGATTGGCACAAGCGTATCACTTGTCATTGTGGCGTACAAAGGCTTGGCGCATGGAAAGAAATTCTCAAGCTCTAACGGATCGTCACGCTCGTCAAGAATGTTTGGGCAGCTCTTGCTAATCCAGTAGACTTTGCCGCTTTCCTTATCCCACATCTCGCATATCTTAGCCCGTGTGAAATCCTTGGATTGGGTGGAATATTGCTTGTTTGTCTCTGGCCCTGCATCCAAAGGTATCGTTTTAGCCATTTCCTCGCCAAACCGCTCAACAAGGCTTTCTTTAGTCATGTAGACCCAACGCCAAACGGCAGTGACTTCTTCCCATGTCCGAGCTACTGAGTGTCCAAAATCCTTCCAATGCACATAATCGGTAGGCGCACACTCGTACTCGATTTCTTCTTGGGGTTCTTCGCCCATAGCACCGTCAAGCGTCATTGTGTTTTGCGCTTGCTCACTTGTGCGGTCAACCTCGTCCACATCTTCAGTTACTTGCAAACCATCTTCAGGAATGTCTTGCGCCCGAACGTGCGGCTCGTACCTAACCCAAGCCACGCCACGCCCACCCAAGAACCTGTCCTCGACTGCGTGTCTCATCGTTGATCTGAAATCGCTGTAATGCTCAATTTCAAAGTCAAGCGCACGTTCAATCAATTGCGAGGCAACACGGGCAACTGGATCATTGTCCCCAAAACGTCGAGATACATCAGCCTTGGGTAGCCTGGCATACACCGAGGGGATCAACGTCTGTACGTTAGACCATAGAATGTTGAATTTAGCCGTTTCGTTCGTGTTTTGATTGCGGTTATCGTCACGATACCGTTTTACAATCTTTTGCGAACGAGCTTCCCATTTCTTGAATTCGTTGTCGTATTGGCTGATCGTGTTTAGCCACTTCTGAACACCCGTCAATGCTTCCATTTCAATATCTCGCAAAAATTACGTCACGGTTGACCCGTCCGACAATCTCATAGTCCCAACTGGCAAGCAATTCGATTGTGTCCTCGTCGCTGTATCCGTATCGAGTGCCTAAGCCCTTTAGCTCAAGCGTAATCACTGGATACGTCTTTTTAATGGTTTGTTCAGCACCTAGCAATGCTAAATGCTCGTAGCCTTCAATGTCCAACTGGATGAAATCGCAGTCATGGACTTCAAAGAAATCAATTGGTATGACTCGCACATCGTTACCCGCTTTTAGCTGATGCGCCCCTATGTTGTCAGGGTACACATGGTCAACAGACGCTGTGCCTTCTTTGTCCCCAAATGCGGCTTGGGCGAAATCAATGTTTTTGATGTCAGCAACATTTAATACCAATGCTTGAAAATTAGCTGTATCAGGCTCGACTGTGATGACACGCTCAAATTGCTCTGCCATCGTTGCGGGATACACGCCAACATTGCCGCCTGCCTGAATAACAGTGCGAAACTTGGTCATAAAAGCGTAGCTTGCCTTTAAATCCGGCAATTCAGACAATATCGCTGGCAAACAACACTCATCAATGTCTGGAACGTGCCACCCGTTAACCAATTTCATACGGTATCCTTGTCTGTTCCCACGGTCTAGGTTTGCCGTGGAATATCACCACTTTGGCATTGTCTAACCCTTTGGGTAGCACATCAGCCTTAAAGCTCACAATCCCATCACAAATATCTTGCCAGTACGTTACTTTGTCTTTCATGTGGTGTTCAATATAACTTTGATCGCCACCCGCTGCGTACATCTGTAATTCTGCAAACTTGTCGTACAAATTGACAGGCTTTGACCAGTACATCATGCTACTTTGCATCGCTTTCGGGTTGTATTGACCCCGATAAACATCACGCATAATCACAAAATCGTGCTGCTTTGCCGCTTCAATCATTTCTGTGCAGTCACCAGTCAGCACCGTATCGAGATCAAAATACAACGCACTCGGTAGCCTAAACAACTCCATCTTTGCCCACCAACCAACCCAATCATGCAGCAAAAAGATGGTTTTGCACTCTAGCTCAACATCTGACAAACACACAAACTCATGCGGTGGCAGATACTTAGCACACATCTTTTGCAGCGCATAAACGTGTTCAGGCTTAAAATCCCCACCCGAACGCAATACGCTTGCTACGATCATGCGCTAAATATGCCAATGGCTAAGACTTCCACGCCTGCGCCTGTCGTGATTTTCCACGAGCCATTGCGAGAGATAGCGTTGACTTCAATGTTGTAGACGTTAACGCCTGTACCTGCTGATACTGGCAATAACGTATGAGAAGTCGCACCATCTAGCAAAATTACGTTACCTGTTGCAGCTGTGGACACGGTGCAAATCAATCTATGCAAATAATCGCCTGCCGCACCTGTGCCACCTAAAACGTGTGCTGTTTGACTTGCTGCAACGTGTTCGTATTGATACTCGTAAGGGTGCTGTATACCGCTCATAATCTTCTACTCCGTGGTGTTGTGTGGGTTGCCCACATATCGTTCAATGTAACTGTGTTCTCTGGCCCAACCATTAGCGGCTTGACAACATCTGGTGGCTTAACCTTTGGCTCTAGCCTCCATGCAATCGCTAACATTCTAAAAGCATCTGCTGGGTGGCTTGTCCAATCGTGCCGTGGTGTTTGCCTAAACGCTTTCTTGTCCTCGTCATACTCCCGCTGATATTGCCTTAGTGCCTCTAACCCATCGTGTGTCCGTTCGCTATCAAACCAACACATCGGCAGCATTTGACGCACCGCCTGAATTCCATCTTGCACCGACAAGTCAGGCACGATAGCCATGTTGTTGATGCCTAGATACTCACTCAATTGCTCAATAACTGACTTACCCGCTGCTGCTAGTGTTTTAGCCCTTGCATCGTGCGGTAGGTAATGTTTTGCGTATTTATACGGCTTTTCT